ACTGTAATCGTATATTGGTTTTCTAATAGCATATAGTCTGTATCTTGAAGAACACCACCTGCACCACCTCCACCGGCAGTTGAACCACCTCCTCCTCCACCACCTGCGACAACAAGATAATCAACACCCTTTTCATCTGAGTTATAAATAATACTAAAAGTACCGTCCTCTAAAAAGGTATGTATTCTATAACCACCAACCTCTGTAATTACTCCACCCTCTGCTACTATTGATTGTCTTACAGGTACAAACTTCTCTCCGTCCCATCTTCTAGGAGAACCCCCTCCTACAAACTGACTACCTGTATATCTTAATATTTCTGCCATAGTTTTATACCTCCGTAACCGTATCGTACCACAAATCATTTACTTCCCAATCCTCTGTATCTGGTTCTGTATCTCCTATATATCTAAAACCAGTTCCTTTATCTCCAGTATTAGCCCCACTTGTATTTTCTACAACAACTTTCTCTGCGTCAGTTACATAGTTGTCATCTTCTCCCAACGCAGGTGCAAATGCGTCTATATCCTCTGCACTCGCAGTTCCCAAAGTAGGTGTGTTAGTTAAATCATCATAGTCCTTATCCCAACCTGTAAATACAGGGTCGGTTTCTTCTATTAAATAATCCCCACTAGGTGCAAACCCTGTATGCCCACTACTCTCATAATCAAGATTATCCAATTCACTATGCTCTGTAACTCCACTAATATCTTCTCCAAACTCAAGTTTCTTTTCATCAGTTGATACTTTAACAACCTTACCTGCTTGTCCTGTGTACGAACTAGGGGTGTCCTTTAACTTATTAAACTTTCTTACTCCTCCACTACCTATTCTGTGGATCTCTTTAATAACGGTTTCCTTAACTCCTTCTGGTAGATTTTTAATAGCACTTGCATCTAACTTACTTCTACTTCCCTCAATTCTCTTAATTAGTTTCTCACCAGAAACTTCTTTTTCCTTGACAATTTCCTTGACAATTTCCTTGACAATCGTTTTACCGTCCTTTCCACCTTCTCCGTCCTTACCGTCCTCTCCGTCAAAATAATCCTTTCCTTTAATAGGAGTATATCCATCTTCCCCATCTGCACCGTCCTTACCGTCAATATAGTCCTTACCTTTAACTGGGGTATAACCATCTTTAGGAATAATAACCTTTCTGTCCTCTATTTTCTTTACTCTAGTATCAATACCTGTAACCTTTGAGTACAAATCCTCTAACCCACGGTATGCTTTATTCAAACCCTTTTCCGTGTAGGTTCTTAAATCTTTAACACTTTGGGATACTTTATGAATAGAGGTTACAACAGCTTCAAACAACAAAGAGTTCTCTATGTCAGTTTTATACCTTTCTATTGTTTCCTTTATCGGCTTCATCGGACTATCCTATTAAGTCAGATAGTTTCTCCATTATAGTTTTCTTAGAAGCACCCACCTCCTTGTCGACCTCTTTTGATATGCTGTTGTCAGTACCAAACCCTGTTGATTCTAGCTGATACCTCCCACTTGACTCTTCCCTTGCTTTCTTAATGCTCTGAGCAACATCGTCGACAAATGGTATCTGCCCTATTAAGGTTTCGTCATCTACAACACCTCTTAGATTATTTACAATCTGGCTTATTTCTAAAATGTTCTGTGGTAGGTTTCTCTTAAATACTGCATCTATTTCGTATCTAGGAACAAAGCTCATTTTATTGATTGCTACTAAATAATTGTTATAAACCTCAAACCTTTCCATAAGTCCTGCTTCAAAATATCTCTCCTTGTTCTTAACATTCTGCTCAAACGCCAAGAGCTTATACCTGATAGCAACCCCTGAACTGTTCCCTGCGAAGTTCTCGTCTGCCATATTAGGTACTTTGGCTATCTTATGAATATCGTCCTCTAGGGTCTTTCTTAGAATATCTACCTGCCCCTCGTCGAGGGTCTTAATCAAATACTCCACCTTACTGTCCTCTGGTAGTCCGAACATAGTCCTGTTAATTAAAAGCTCCTGCATTTGGGCTTTCTCAAGATTGACGTTGTATCCCACTAAGATAGCTTCAACCAACTGTTCCTTATCGTTTATCCTGTCTGACTGTAGGAGGTTGTAAGCATCTATTAAACTGATTACCTGTTCAAAATCTCCCATTTCCTCGGAGTTGTTTCTATACTCAATTACTGGAACAGCCCCAAACTTGTGTGGCTTCTGCTCTCCAACCCCAATAGAACCTTCTGTATCGACCCCAACATACTCAAACTCTTCGTCATAAACAACGATATCCTCGTAGTCCTTATCCTTCTCGTCGGACTTCCTGTATATAACAGCGAATAGCTTGGCGTGTTCGACCGTATCATCATAAACAACAACACAATTTCGGACATCAATATCCGTACTTTTAACATTATTCTCGTCCGTGTAAATCAATTCATACTGTTTGCCGAAAATTGACACATCTTTTGCGATTTCGTGGTCTAAATCGGACATAGTTTGCATCTTATATTGGTTGTCTATCTCTGTAATGTCAAAGTCGTCCGAGGACTTGTATTCAATAGGGTTTCCAAGTAGGTATCCTGTGGAGGTGTCAACAATATAGTTTGCGTGGTTAATTACTACTCTGGTGTTCTTGGCTGTAGGGGGCTTTCGTCTGGACAGAATATCGTGTTTTCCTCTGTAGTATTTTTCTAGTTTATCGTATCGGCTTCTTTCCTTTTCGTTATACTCTATGGCACTTTCTATTAAACCAGCAGAAAGTTCGCTCTCTTTTGGTACTGTAAACATTTTTAGTTCCTAAGAACTTATATATATTATATATTAGCACACGCAATTCTAAATACCAAGCAAGTCCCTATTGATAAACTGCAATTCGGGTTTTTTACCTAGCTTCATAACTGCGATATATCTCATTGCGTCGATACAATGGTTAAACGCATCAACTGGGGTGTTAATTATGTTCCCTATCTTATCTTCTTGGTACTTGTACTTCCTTAGCTCTCCTTCTAGGTCGCTACTCTTTTTTGTAATATGCATTTTGAACCCTTTAAGAATATCTATTCCGAAATTGATACTATCTGCTCCTTTTTTAGCAGGATTTATATTGTAACCGTTTCTGGATATCTCCTCGATACTCTTAGGTTCACTACTATCAGCATAGATTTCTTCTCTTCTTCCCACCTCTAGGGCTGAGTATTCTTTTATGATGTCTTGGTTAGTTAGTCCCTTTTTGTATATAAGTTGATCCCAATACAACTCATTATTCATAGTATAGAGAGCTATGAGGGTCGTAGGGTCGTTTGTATAACCAAAGTCTTGTCCGTACCCAATAAACTTGGCTTCCTGTGGTATTCTGTCAATAATGTCCCAGTTGGTAAACACAGAACCCTTTAGTTTGGTCTTATTACCAAGTCCGTAAACCTGCCACATATAATTATCAGCAGTTCCACGCTCTATATTTTCGTCTGTGGGCTTATAACTGAGTATTTTCTTTCTAATTTGGTCTGGTAGGAAGTCGTTATCTAGCATAGTGGACTTAATAAACTTCACGTCCTCTCTTTTGTGCAAATCAAACACCCAATGCATATCATTATAAGGGTTGTAGTCCAAAATAGCCCCTACATTCGTTCTCATTTCTAATTGGTCGAAGTGCTTTTGCCCTACTTCCATTACCTCGTTAATCCAAAACCAGTCTTGGCTTCTACCGTGGAGTTTTTCTGCATAATCAAGTCCGTAAAAAGCAAACTCACTCCCATTAACCTCATAAAGTTGTTCTGCACGGTTAATATTGACCTGTGGCTTGATATCAATGTCGTACATAGCACACATTTTCTTGAAATCCAGTAAAAGTGTTGATTTTATCCAAGTTAATCTATCTCTAACGATAGTAACGGTAATGTTTTCCCCTGCGAGTGCTTTTAATAGGAAAAATTGGAATATTGACCAAGTTTTTGAACTTCTTGACCCTCCCTCGTGGCAAATAATCTTAAAACCGTCCTTTTCGGCTTGTACAGTCCTGTCATAAACCCTTGTTACTTGTATTTTTGCCATAATTACTTCAATTCCTTTGCTTCATCAGTAACTTCTTTCTCATCTTCCTCCCCATCTTTTATTTCGTCCTCGACCCTTTCTCCTTCAACTATGTTTTCTTCTATCATTTTCTTAGGTTCTGGTAGAACGTGGACGTGTTCAACGGTTATTGCACTCATACTCTTTCCTCCACTTGTAATATCCACATCTTGCGGTGCTTTACCAACATTCCTGTCTAAATAGTCCTTGATAAACTTCTCTCTGGTCATATAACGAAGCAACCTAGCTTCCCTAACCGTGTGTCTTTCTGGTCGCTTTTCTATGTCCTTTCTTAACTCCTCAAATTCTGCCATTGTAAGTCCGTCCAGTTTGGTCATTTCATTCATTATCTCCTGCTTGACCCTTTTTCTCTCCCAACCCCTTTTCTTTGCTTCTGGACTTGGCTGGTTTTCCGCAGACCATTGTGGAGCTCTAACCTCTGGGGGTATAGATGGCACATACTTCTTTTTAGATTTCTCTTTTCCGTTCTTAGCTGATTTTCCCATCGCTTTCTCCTTATATGTTAAATTTATGCCCACAGTCTGGACAAGTAACCTGTTTAGTTATCATCTCTTTCTCTAAACCGTCTAAATCAATGTCAAACAAACTATTGTACCTGTTAAACTCCTTCTCGTCATAACCTAGTAAGTCCTGTACGTCATCATCACTCACCCCCTCCTCTTTGTACCAACCCATTATGTCCGCTACCCCTAACTCACTTATTGGAACTTTCTTTTGCTCCTTAACTACAGTAATCGCTCTGGCTAACTTGTCGTCTACCTTACCTAAGTCATTTACCCTTATCTGCTCGTAGCCCAAATCTAAACACGCCCTGTACCTGTGATATCCGTCCAATATCTCGTAACCACCCTCTATGCTCCTTACCGTTATCGCTTCAAATAAACCCTTCTTGCGTATCTCCCCCTTTATCTGCTCGTAAACTGCCCTCACCCCCTCGCTCTCCTCTATTGCGTCTTTGGGATTCCAAGTGTTGGGCTTAACCAACCCTATCTTAACTATCTTGTCTTTTCCTATTATCTTTTTCATAGTCTATTGCTTAAAATAACTCTTCCACTCCCCTACCTCATCCTGCTTCTTTACCTGACCGTCTACTACCCTTAACGTACCCTTGTCTATCTTAACAGAATCTAATATCAACTTGCTTAAACTTACCCCTAATCTAAGTGCTTCCTTCTTCCAAAGGTTCTTTAACTCCGTACTCACCCTTATCTTTATCTCTGCATCTTTCATTTCTCTAGTATAACCCTGTGGGAACAAATTGTAAATGTGGGTACAAATGTGGGAACAAACGTGGGTGCATTGTGGGTACAATACTCACCCTGTAGAAACCTAAACCAAAAAATACAATGGAAATTTTTAGAAACCGACTTTTATTATTGAAAAATCTCTGTGGGAGATACCCCCCAACTTTTCCCCCTCAAAAGGAGTACTATACCCCTCCTACACCCCCGCCCTTCGGGTTGGTGTAATCATACCTTTGAATATATAACGCCCCTTAAAATAGACTACAACGCCCCGATATTGGATCAACTGTTAAAATATCTCTGTAAATGGGTATTCTATCGACTATAATGTATATTATACTCGGTCTGTTTTACTTTGTTGATGTTGACTCTCTCAATCACAACAGCCCCCTTTCAGCCCCTTTTAAGCCCTTGTATCGTTTCTGATCCAACTACTACAAGCTATTATATTTGGTATATACTTGTTGACATACATGTATATATAATGGTATAATAATGTATAGAAGATATATAAGTTTTAATATACAAGTTATGGAATATATAGGGATCAAAACAAAGATTAAAGAGCTAAAGAGCCAAGGGTTTGAGGTACAGTATATAGTTAACTGCTTATTATCAAGTAAAGAGCAAGAATACTACAATCAATACAAAGCAGATCAAAGACTACGCAGAAAAGGTTTGAAAGCATAAGGGTTATTATTTAATTTTTAATTATAATTATATATGTATTTTAACAGTAGGACGCTAGAGACAAAGCCCTTACGGGTTAAACGCTCTAAAGTGTTAGAGGGCATACGCTTATATATGGGTTTATTAGTACAAGCCCTTGTATATATGTTTAGCGTGTTAGGTTTCGGGTTAACGCTTAATTTTATTTTAACAATTATAGAAAAATGAGAATAACAAAAAACAATATCAAAGACATCTACAGAAGCACAAAGAAAAATGAGGATGTTATCCAATCACAAGGGTATGAACTTGTAAAAGACTTGTTTTGTGATAATAGCGGGATGGGTGCATCAGATGAACCCGCTTTAACAACCTCACAACTTGAAAAAGAAATTAAAAACTTGTTAGAGATTGAACCCGTTTTATATTGTTGGATAACAGGGGTGGGACAATTTCAAGTGTATATCTCTGTATATAGAAAAACAGGTAAGAAAACAAGCAAAAAGATTGCAAATAATACTTACCTATTAGAGGGTAAAAAAATAATGCTACACGATACCGTGATATTAGAGCAAAAAGGAAAATATATCATTCTAAATACTGGAGGATTTCCAACTAGGACAACCCATAGGAGGATGAACGAATACCTCCCTCACGGCGTTTGGGTATATGGTAAGGATTTTGAAAGCTATATATCAATCAATGGTGAGGATAAAAAGCTGGTTGATGGTATGAAAATCGAAGGACAATTGGATCTATAACGGGAAGGGGGGCGGGTAATATACACCAACCCCCCCTATTAGTTAACTTATAAGGGAGACAAAAAAATACGAAAGGAAGGAAAGGAACGAAAGGAAATATAATTTTTAATATAAAAAATATAATGAAATATAGAACATACAAACAGTTTAAGGAAATGTTAGAAAATATGGTCAATGGTAACTGGACAGATGCAGGAGAGAACGGGAGAGAATATGGGTTTTATGCAAACGATATATTAAATATGCTTGACGAATATGAGGACGAGTTTTCATATATAGATATAAAAGATATCGTTCTATTGGTTGAAGTGATACAGAAAGGGAGATAATACAACGGGGGTTGAAATACACCCCCATTTTAATTTTTAACTATAAAGGAAATGGAAAATATAATATTACAAACATATAACAGCGGGGGGTTAAACTCTGTTACAAACACTCTGTATATAGAGAATAACAAGCTATATATAGATGTGGTTGTATTCAATGGGGAGGAATATGAGGAAACTAAAAAAATAGAGGTTACAGAGAGGAACGAAGGAACACTAAAGGAA